TGTTTCCATTTTCATCAGTAAAATTAGAACCAAACTTATGGCCATTAATTTCACCCATGTTAAATAAACTATCATACATACCTGCTGTATCAGTGTCTGCAGAATCACGAAGTAACACATGGTTATTTCCATCATCTGAATACTCTCCTGCTGTACTTCTTTCAGAGTAATTAAGGATATAATCAATATCTTCTGTTTTTAATTCGTCATGATAGTTATCAACTACTTTATGAGGACTCCAGTGGTCTTCTATAATTATAAGTGAAGAGTCTTCAACTTTATCTGAATTACCAGACATTACTGAACGTACCTTTAATGGATTAAGTTTTTCCATTGTTGGTTCTCCATGTACTATATCACATAAATACATTTCTTCTCCAAACAACAAAGCATCTTTAAATCCATTAGTGAATTTACTTTCAAAGTCATGTTCTTGCCAGTAGTGTCTTAGAATTTGATTACACATCTTTTCTCTAATATCCTGCCAACTATACTTCATATACTTTTCAAGCTCTTTCATTTTCGCTTCTAACTCTTGGTCAGAATAATTAGACTGTAGTAATTCAGTTAATTTTTGAAATAAATAAGTCTTTTTGTCTTCCTCTTTTTTTGATATTGCATCTGCATTAGTTACAATACAAGACCAATCAAATCTTCTTTTAATTTCCTCACCTATTAATAGTTCTATTTTAGGAACCATAATTGGGTGATGTGGTATATTATCAGGTACAAAAGATGCATCGATCTGATGTGGATTAACTACATTGGTTAAATCCCTAATATCAACTATTCCATTAAATAAGTTAAGATTAATCATCTTATTCTTCAAGGTCTGTCTTACACTCTCGCTATTGTATAATGAGTGACTATCTGCATGGTCTACATTATCTATACGCCACTGTTTGTTCTTTTGAGCAAATGGTAGCCTTTGTCTAGGAAGAGTCACACCGTTTATTTTTGGTTGAGCCATTATTAATATTTTATGTTAAACCCGCTAATATACAAAACTAAACAACTTTTTCCAAATGATTGACTACAAAAAGCCAATAGTCTTAGATGAACTAATAGCTTTTTTGTCAAAATTCTTATTCCAAAAAGCGTCATTACTAACTGTTTGGATTTGTTTTTCTTGGTTTACTTTAGCAGATTGTGTTCTTTTAAATCTGTCTTCTCTTAATATCATTAACATACCCATAGCAGAAACCCTATCAAAGTTTCCGTCAGGATTCCATGATAAACATTCTTCTAAGTAAGGTATACTTCTTACGTGGTGTAACTTCAAAGATAAGTCTTCTTCATCTCCATCATTGTATCTAGTTAACATCCATTGAGCTTGAAGTAATCTACCCCACTTATTTGTTTCTTTAGAAGCTAATGTTCCTTTAGCTAAGTTACCATATTGTCCAGTTCCTTTAACTAATTCCATGTCCTTAAGAACTTGAGGTGTGTCTGCTAAATATCTTAATGAGTTTTTTCCATCAAAATAACTAAACAAACCTTTTAAGTTCTTTTCATAATTTACTTCTGCACTATAAAAGATTAATGCCTTTAGTAATAACTCATAAGCATCAACAGCTAATCTAGGTCGTCCACTATATTCAGCAACTATCCTGTCAGTAAATGTATCAAGTACAAAGAAACTAAATAATGAAGTACCAGCATCAGCATCAATAGGGTCACACCCTGCTATATATCTTCCTCTAGGTATTTCTCCATTACCATTCTTTTTAGGCATTTCAAATATCTCTATAGCTCCAGTTTTATTACCATCAGACATTGAATAACTTCTTAATGGATATATATTAGAGTTAGGCTTCCATTCTACTCCACCAGTGTTATTATAAATTAAATCACCAACGTAATGCTCTGCAAGAAAAGATTCTCTTTTAATTGATATAGTTTCTAAGTAATCTTTAATATCTGCTACAGGAAACACAGTTCCTGCTGTTCTCATTACAGCTTCTTGAGGAGTAATTGGTTCCTCTGCTTTTTTCTGAGTAATAGCATTAGGATCTGTAGAGTTGTATTTTACTTGAAATCTATCTAGTAATATCTGAATTAATGATTTAATAACATCTGGTTCTCCAGTGCTTTCATCATAACATTCATTTCTGTTCATATAAGCTCCCCAAAAGAATCCACAATCAGTAGTTCCTTCTGCATTCTTATCAAAGATGTTTGGTATACCATAAATGTTATATGCTCCTGGACTATAGAATAGTTTTTCAGAACCAGCAAAACTAGCTCCTTCAGTACCTCCTGTTCCTCCTGCAAGCATGTAACCAAATGCTACATCTCCATCTTCCACTGCTTTTCTGTTTACACCCCATGCTTTTTCAAGATTAGGAAACAAACCATCTTCTTCATAATGAATAAGTGGTCCACGAATACCCCTTGCTTTCTCTGGATTATCCTTTAAAGATATACCAAATACTGTTGAAAGTATTCCTTTACGTACTCCATATTCATCTTGATACCCTAGCTGGACTGTCATGTTTTTTAAGTCGTTTACTAAACGTAACTTAGCTAAGGGAGTGTTGTCTGCAATCCAGTCTAAAGTATCTAATATTTTACCCCATATCCCTTTATCTCCAGATAAGAAAGTCTTTTCTGATGCTAGATGGAAGTTTGGATTTCCTGAACCAGGAAGTGTATACATATTACAAGGACTAATAGAACCCATTTTAAAACTAAATCCAACTCCACGAGTTTTTAATAGTTTACCATGTTGTCCTCTAATTCTTCCTTGTTCCATATAGTGATAAAAAAGATAATCTCCTAACCATGGTTTTGGAAACTTTCTTTTACGTTCACCTTTCTTTTTGCCTTTACCATTATCATTAACAGCTTCTACTAACCAAATAGGACTATAGTTCCAATAGAAATATAATTGACCTGGTATCCATTCTCCATCAGATTCACGAACTAATCCATGTTTCCATCTAACTAGTTCTTCTCTCCAGAAATCAGCATATTCTGACTTAGGATTACTATTAGGTGGGATGTTTGTATATCTTCCGTTCTTTTGAAAGAATAATGCTTTCTCTCTAAAGAAATCCATATCTTCCAGAATGTGAGGATTTGCTAAATCAACTGTTATACGTCCGTCTTTATAAAACTCATCGTCTTTTAGTCTGTCTTTAGCAAAGCCCCTTACTTCTTCTGGAGCTATAAGGTTTTGTATATACTTGATTGTAGAAATAGACTCTAACAAATTGTCATACACCTCTTTAGGTAATGAAGCTTTTAGTTCTTCTGTTATTGGTGTTTGGTAGCTATTAAGTCTACTTAACTCCATTGATATTCATTTAATACCACACAATTGGTAGTTAATATTGTTTTTGCTACTGATGCAGCGTTTTCTAATGCTGTTCTAGTTACTTTAAGTGGATCTATAATATTCTCATCAAACATATTTGTTTGTAAATCAAATAAAGTTACAAGATCTTTTTTAGATTTATTAGAGGATATATCTACTATATTTTCTGGGAATATCTTTTGATAAGGAACGTACAATGATTCTAACAACTTTGAACTTACACTATTTTTGTCATAAAGTTCACTGAAATTAATTATTGCTTTAACTAAAGCCACTCCTCCTCCTTCAACAATCCCTTCTTCTAACGCACAAGCTGAAGCTTTAACAGCATCATCATATCTATCATAACGTTCTTTCATTTCAACATAAGAACCGCCACCTACTTTAATAATAGATACTTTACTTGCTAGATTTTCATAACGTCTATTTATTAAATCATAATCATGTCCTTTTAAATCTTTAGAATTTCTTAATTCATTTAATGACAATACTAAGTCTGATATGTCAACATCTTCATGCTTAATTAATATAGAGCTATTTTTAGACACTTTAACAGACTTTAACTTACCCATTATACGTGTATCATATCTACTAGCTAAATTGTTGATTACAGTTGATCCTGTGAGGTCTGCTAAATCTCTTAATAAGTCTTTTCTAAATGATCCAAATCCAGGTGTCTTAA